AAAAATTCATCAATATTATATTTTTCTTTTATCTCTTTAATAATATTATACTTTTGTTTATTCAATTCGCGTTCATCCAGTTTTGATCGTGTCTGTAGTACTACGTTCAAAATACGTTCGGCAGAATTTGCATCTTTACTGGACTGTTGAAGTATGAAATTATATAATTGTGCTTCTTTACCAAGTTCTTTACTTTCGTGGAAGTATTTAAACATTAAATTTTTAGTAAACGACTCATCTCTACCAGCCAAAATATCCGCAGTTATTTGGCGAGTAAGAAGCTCAAACAATATTCCAGCATTCTTGAATTTTGAATGTTTTGCTTTCTTGTGCATATTATTATTATTTATAAATATAGATCAACTATGTAAATATATAGGAATTGTGTCATTCTTTTATATTTATTTCATCCATATAAGATTTTTCATCACCTTCTCTCAAAATTTTCTTTTCATCTTCAACTGTATTTAACATATCACTTAAACCTCTAAGTGATTCCAATGATAGAGGAGATTTGTTTTTGTATTTATGTGTTACGGATAAATCAGACTTTCTATTATTTTCTAAACCGCCTAGTGGGTCTTCTCCGAATGGATATTTACCAGCATCTTTTCTTCCAGTTTGATCTCTTTCTGCTAATTTTGCAGGCGGTTCACTTGGTTTGCTTTCTTTATCAGATGGCTTGTTCTCACCGGGTGGTTTTTCTGTTGGAGGTGACGTATCGGCTGCTTCTGTGTCAGCGGCTCCATCTGCTGGTCCTGCCCCAGCGTCTCCCTCACCTTCGTCTTTAGATTGTAAGAATTTAATTGCTGGATCGTTACCTTCTTCTTCAATCTGTTTAAATCTATATGTACCTTTAGCATCATCAACCAATTGCTTTTGCAAATCAATCATGTCTTGGTCGCTTAAACCAAAGACATTTTCATAAATCCATTTTTTACTAAAAAATTTATTTTCTTGCATGTCTTTGGAGACTTCAACTTTGCTCTTCCAAACATCGATCTTTTCTTTTTCAAAGATTGTAGATGGATTTGTCAATTCTAGTGTAAAGTCAACAAGTGATTCGTCACGATATCCTTGAGAATATAAATGAATAACAGCAATCTTATTCAATTCACTAACAATAATTCTCTGAATACGTTGAATTGTACGCGCAAAACGAATATCTTCTGCCGCCAATGTAGCTTTACCACTTAGACTTTCATCATACCCCAAGAATGCTTTTGGAATCTTGAGTGCTGCCATCATTTTATTACGAAGATATTCAATGTCGTCTGTGCCTGTCCATTCAAGACCTGGCAAATTATCAATACTAGTACCACTATCACTACCACGAACTGGCAAGAAAAAGTCCTCTACCATGTTTTGTAGATTAAAACGTAAGTTATAATCGCCGGTTTGTTGATCCAAATATGGAGTCTTTTTCATTTGGTTCATTATTCGTTCCATATGATTGTCAACTTCATTTGGGGGAATATTACCAATATCAACTTTGAAAATGCGTTTTTCAGGAGCACGCATGATACGATGAATTAACATTGCGTCTTCCATCAAACTCAATTGTTTCCAAACACGACGAGCACCTTCCAACATACTCTTACCATATGGTAAAAAGTTACTGTCACTCAACAATCTAAAATGTGCAATTTGGTAGTTTTCTAAGTCTTCAAGTTTGTTTCCATAGGGAAGATTAACTTGGAATTTAACGAAATTTTTATTGGTCAAATGTGCATTTTCTACACGGGTTACATAATATGTACTCAATGGTTCAACCAAATAAACACCATACTCAGGACTAATATGTAAACGAAGATAAAAATCTCCATATTTAACCATGCAACGAGTCCAACTCCAAAGATTGAATTCAATATTTAGAATATCATAGAATAAATTATGAAGAATATTCTTGATTTCATCGTTTGTAGACTTAATCTGTAAAATATCACCCATTTCATTTCGGGTTGTACATTCATCTGCATAAATGTCTAATGCAGATGCAAGAATTGGATCCATATCCATTGTATCATAATCACGAAATAGTTCTACACGACTACTTTGATATGATAGATTGAAATCTCTTGTATATTGATTATATGAAGTTGTACGCAACCTATTAAAACGGTCTCTTAAACTATTACGATCCGTAGCATACTGAATTTCGTCAGTATCAATTACCTTTAATTTTTTACCGCCAATATTGCGAACAATTACATCATTTGAAAACAAACGTTTCAAACGTGCAAATAGTGAACGGTTTCTTAATTCCTGAAATGATTGATCTGCCATATATTATTCTAATATATAAGTATTTACAACAACCAAGTTAAACTTTCTTTTTTATCGTTTACAGTGAATTCCATCGTTTTATGATGATCCGCTATAGGACTTACATCTTTATGCATAACAACTGGACTAGAAACTTTTGATATTTTCGATACCATTGCTTTATTATAAGATATTTGTTCATTTCTAAGCTTTAAAGCAGTTTCACGTACCCACAATCCTATACCCAATGACATAACCAAATCGTCGTTATATCCCCTCATAGCTTCGGCTTTATGACCGTTCCAAATGAAAACATTTAACTCTTCATATAATCGTTTTGATTTCATGACGACGAGTTTTTCACGAAAAAAAGATTCCAGTTTACTAACAACGAGTGGTCTGTTTTTACTTGTTGTTGTAAAGCCAGCTACTAATTTTTTATCGGCCGAATTTAATTTATTAGTATATGTTTTTTCCACATCAACAACCGTCAAATCAGACGCACTATAAAATGTATTTTGATAATCTCTATCGATAATTTGTTGTAGTGTGGCCCATCCCACATTGTTATTTTCTACAACAAGCAATGCGTTATTGTACTCTGTCGCCACACTCACTAGTAAATTACCATAATCTTTTGTAGTTAATTGTCCCTTATATTCAGCAACCTGTTCCATCGTTTCAATATCTAAGACGTGAAACGCACTAAAATCTCCGCCATCTCCTCTAGCACAGTCTGCTGTTAATATGTAGTTTTTACTATAATTTGGATAATCCCAGATCCATAGATCTTGATTGTTACCCCGTTTTTCCACGGGATCTTTTAGATGAGTTTGTCTATAAAATTCAAGAACTTCTACACTTACCACTTGATTGCCGGATGTTGAAAAATCACAGTCGCATTCTTGAGCGGCGCCTTTTACTCCTGATAATTCGGTTTGTTTATCTCTCCAAGCTTGATCTCTTTCTGGATGTAGATGCCATGGTAACCTTATAGTTTTAAAATTGTTCTTACCTTCATCGGCTTCAACCCACGTTTTATGAAAGAAGTTACCTACGCCGTTTGGCGTGCTTAATATGATAGCTCTACCACCAGTAGATAATGTATATTGAGCAGATAACCAAATTTCTTCAATGCCATCGATAAATGCAGCTTCGTCAATGATTAGTAATGAGAGTGCTGATGAACGGCCTGCTGTACCAGCAGATGAAACCGCTTTGATTTGAGATCCGTTCTTCAATCGCAATGATAATCTATTATCTTCTACACATGGAACTTTTAACCAACTTGGAAGATTGTCATTTGCAAATCTTACCTTAGTGACAATTTCTTTCGCTGTTTCTTGGGTAATACTAATACAAAGAATGTTCTTATCATTATGAAATGTCATTAACCACAAACTATAAGCAGCTGTAAGAGTACTGATACCCATCTGCCGACTTTTAAGAACAATATTTAATTGATTATCAACGAAGTTTTGTAAAGCATCTTCTTGAAATGGATATAATTCAAATCCAACAGTACCTCGTATAGGATGTTGGATCTTAACATACTTCTTCATGAAGTATATAGGATCCTCAATACACTTCTTATACTCTTGTTTTATTATTTCTCTTAGATTTGGCTGACTCATACTTTTCTTCGTAATCTTTTATCTTAGCATTAAGTTCTTCTAAACGTTTATAGAGTAGTTCTAAATCTCTATTTAGATCCTCTAGTATTTTATTATAATCTTGAATGCCTTCCCATCTTTCAAATGATCCGTCTTCTTCTAAGAACTCAACAGGTTTTCCCTGATTTTCTTCACAGAACTTTTTGCTTTCTTCAAACTTCTTCTTATAGTCCTCTAAAATACTACGTTCATTTTTCAAATCTTGAAGTTCATTATACACTTCAAACATTCCGATCAATTTAAGATTTGTTTGGAAATCAATAAAACAATCATAACAATATCCCGTCTTTGGCCAAACTCTATCATCTAAATAATTACCCCATCGAACATCCATATTACAACATTTACAACGTTGTTCGTTGATAATGGTAGCACGTTTTGAAACTCTACGTTTACTTCCATTTTTC